ATCATAGCCACTGCAGCCTTTGGTGCTGCCATAGCAATGTAAAGCTGTGTAGCTTCAATGATTTCTTCTTTGAGATAGTTGGTGAGGCTTCGACGACTATAGCCTTCAGAGAAGCCAGCCATACGCATAGCTTGATTGATATTGCCACCAGCGTCAGCAAACAACACCTCAAGGAAGCGCTTATGTTGTTCTGTAAGTTCTTTAGCCATCAGAATAGTCCTTGTTCGTAATACTCTTCAACGGTGACAGTGGTGCTCATTGTCGAGCCAGCTTCAGGAGTAACAATAAGTGTATCACCGGGATAGAGAGCAAGGTAGCTACCATCAAGCTTCAGATAACCGTTTGCAGACAACACATACCCACCAACAATGTAATAGATGGCACTAGCACTAGCATCGGTCCATTGGATAGAAACAAGCTTATTGTTGCCGCCATGATTGGAAACAAACAACAGATTCATCTTAGCAATGTAGTTGGGAGGGCAGGTATAGACAGTGTTGGCAACACCAGCCGTCAGGTTAAGACCAACGCTCCTAATCTTCGGTTCTTTGTTCATTTCTTCTTAGCCTTAACCTTGGCCTCAGACAAAGCAATTGCTATCGCTTGCTTAGGCGATTTAACCACTTTACCGCCTTTGCCGCTGTGCAAGGTGCCTTCTTTGAACTCACCCATCACTTTAGCAACCTTCTTGGTTTGCTTTGTAACAGCACCACCTTTAGCAAAGCTTTTTGTAAAAGAAAAGTTAATCTTCTTATCAATCTTACCATCCATCATAGGTTGTCTAGCCGCTGAAACACCATAGGTTGTATCGCCTTTAGAATAGGAAGCATCAACACCAGTGATTTTCTTTTGCTTAAAAGTCTTCTCACCATCAGGAGTATCAACATTAACCTTTGATGCCATACCGCTGATGCCAGCAGAAACACGATCACCAGAGTCTAGTTCTTTAGATACACCAATGCGACCACCACCACCAGCACCTTTGACACCATCATTCTTGAAAGTGTTAGCGCCACCGGACATGCTAAACCTAGCACGGGTTTCTTCAATTTCTTTTTGGTCCATCACTTACCTTTCTTCATTGGCTTACCAACACCAATCATAATGGCAATACCCATAGGTTTACCCTTGCCTTCTTTGGCAAGACACTTACCAGCAGCCTTGCACTTAGCAGGAGTAGGACAGCCTTCGCAGGGCTTGAATGTTTTCTTTGTAGCCATGATAGTTTCCTTTAACGGTGCTTAGCCGTCTTCTTAGCAATGCTCTTTGGTTGAGCTACAACTTGTTTCCCCGCAGCTTTGCCAGCACGTTTTGCACGTGTTGTCGCAGCATACTCAGCAGGGCTAAGACTTTTAATTGCAGACTCAGGTAGATACCTTTCGCCCGTATCAGATGATCGTTTTCCACTTTTAGTCTTCCAATTCTGACTGGTCCAGTCGTTAAGGGATTGTTGGGGGGCTTTCAATCTCTGTACCCCCCGCCAGCGGCTTTGTACTTCTTAGCAACAAGCTGTGCTTTTCTAGCTGACCATTCACCAGCGCCAGTGCCTTGAGTTGCAGCAGACTTAACTTGCGACACAATCTTCTTACGCAAATCAGGCTTGGTGTAGTTGCCTGCAGCGTTCACTGTGCTCTTAGCTTTAGCCATATTACTTCTTAGCTTTCTGTGCAGGTGGTACAGATGCACCACAATTAGCCATACCGCCTTTGTTCATGTTGAGTTGCTTCTTAGCCTTTTCAACTTCTTCAGAGCTAACCTTCTCACCAAGCTTCAACTGCTTCTTTGCAGCTTCAACTTTGCTATCGGCTTTGTCTTCACGGCGTGTCAACCCACGTTCTTTGTTGAGGAAGTCACGAAGGCTAAGACCAGACGCTTCCAACTCTTTTTTGCTAACAACACGGGGCTTGTCTTTAGCAATACGCTTAGTTGCATCGTCAATGACAGCAGGAGGGAAGTCGTCTGGATAGCCTTTACGGGCATCACGTTCCTTCTTAGTCATTGCTGAATAGGGATCAGAACGATATTCTCCTGAATCAAAACCTTCACTGTCAACGCCCTTGTTATTCCTTTCAACAAAGGCTCTAGCACGAGCACGTGTGTCGTCGTCAATGTTTGGATTCTTTGCCATGATTACTTCTTAGCCTTCTTAGCAACAGAGCCACCCTTAGCCATGTTGGTGGCTGTGCGGCTACCACGCTTTGGCAACTCTTTAGCGACAGCACCACCGTACATCATTGGCTTACCAGCGGTCTTCTTCTTAGCCATACCACCTTTGTTAAAATCCATATCGTCAGACTCACGATCAACTTGTTTCTGAATACTATCACGAATACTATCGCTACTCATTGGTCGCTTCTTATTGGCATCAGCACGGTTCTCTACTTGTTTCTTAGTGAGAGCACCTTCTTTTTCTTTTTCTTTCAAAGACTTAACCATGTCTTTGTTTTCTGATCGACGATCAATTTCCATTTTCGAATAGTATTTGTCGTCTTCTTTACCTGACTTACTAATCTTTTCAAGCTCGTCTTTTTTCTTTGTGACCATTTCTCTCATCTTGGTCAGATGTTCAACTTCAGCTTTCACAGCACCTGAAGTATCTTTCTTCATTGCCTTTGTTGCAAATTTACCTAGAATAGACATTATTTACCACCCTTCTTCACTGCACCGCCCTTAGCCATCATAGGCTTATCAGCCATGCCGCCGTACATCATTTTCTTAGCAGCAGGCTTCTTAACCGCACCACCCTTTGCCATCCTCACACCAGCCTTCATAGCGCTCTTCTCTTCCATCTTCACAGCTTGGTCGAGATATTGATTACGAACTTCTTGAGGCAAGGTTTTATCCTTAGCCATCTCACGTAGCTTAGCTACTTTCTCTGCATCTGTCTTCGGTGCCATTGGCATACTATTTCCTTTAATAAAAGAGGCTATGCCTCAAACACTGCTGTCGGTCTTGTCTATGCAACGAAACGCTACAGCTTGAACAGGCTTGTCTTTCAACAAAGCCAACAACTCTTGCACCTTCACAGCCGCTGCAGCTTCACAGCTTTGCTGGTCTTTGTACATCACGTAATACTCATGCTCCAACACCATACACGCTTGCGCTATGCAGATGAGATATTGAGCAACGTACATATGTTATATCATTTTTAAAGCTTGTTCACCACTTTGTTTTATTGGCCCAAAACGCTGCAGACATCTTACCCTTTGCAATGTTAGAGGCATGACGGGCTTTAAAGGCTTCGTTACGCTTACTACCATTGGGACTTCCTTCAACACCCTTCTGACCAAATCGAATCAACTTGACAGTTGTTCCATCCTTAGCCAACACAGCATGACTCTTTGTCGGATGATCTGGTGTTGCTTTAGGCTTATTATACCCACTAAACTCTTCACTGCCTCTTTTGATTGCCATTGTTAATATCTCCAACTATTGCGCCTATCGCGCCACCCGTTAGCCTTCATAGCCTCTTCAACATTGTCTAACGGAAAGAAGAAGCCTGTTTGCTTCTCAACAGAAGCTCTAACATAAAAAACATCTGAATGAGGAACATAGATGTTGTCTAAACTGCCTTTGTGTAAAGCTATATAGATCTTTGCTGCATAAGAGTACGGTGGACTGTTTAGAAGCCCTTTAGCTTCTACCTGCTCTTTTGTAAGCAACAACTCTTTTTGATCTAACAAGAAATCAATTACTGTACGACTGTTATGTTTCATAGGCTATATAGTACTTCATAGGCTGCCTACTGTATTGTGCAGGCTAGGTATGAAGTAGTATATAGCTAAAAGACAACAAAGGCAACAACTAAAAGAAACAAATTATTTGTCTATTTAGATAACATCTTCATGGTTTGTTTTGCTCTATATAGCCCTATAGAACTATTTAGCTATATAGGGTATGTTGTTATCTATCTATGTGGATCTAAACGGTTTCTACATAGTCTATATAGAAGCATCAGCACCCCAGCACCCCTATGTTATATCAATCCTGAAAATCTTGTCAAGCGATATATTTGCTTGTGTTGTTTTGTAGCAACATAGTGTAATGATTTCATAGTCGATTTTGTAGCGGGGAAGGCTATGTTGCATGGGAAGGCTTTAATGGTCCTGTAGGGGGCTATCTAGTGGTGGAGCTATGTAGCCCTTACCTTGTGATGGTAACGCATTGTAGCCCCGTTGCAGCCTGTGTGTGGGGGCAATAGAGCTTGAGAGGCGGTGCAGATTGTGTTGTGGTTAACAGAGTAATTTAGCCCTTCTGTGGCCTTCACAGTATACAAATAGCGCC